CGCTGAACGATCCGACAACGTGGGATGCGCTCGACATTATCACGGCAGAGAAAGAGCCTGGCGCAGGCGTGGCGCTGGCAAAATCGCAGAGCTATGTGATTGCGCTCAAAGAGTGGAGCACTGAGTTTTTCTACAATAACGCGAACTCTCCAGGCTCTCCGCTTGAACCAGTGCTCAGCGCCTTTACGCTGGTCGGCTGCGCGTCCGGAGAATCGGTCGCAGCGCTTGACGAAACGATCTATTGGGTAAGCCGCGCGCGCCAGCAAGGGCCGGCAGTGCATCGCATGGCAGGGCTTGAGCAGACCAAAATCAGCACGCCGGATGTGGATCGCATCCTCGCTGCCGACGCGCTCGATGACGTGTATTCGTATGGCGTCAAGATCGCCGGGCATAGCTTCTACGTCCTGGGCCTGCGCGATACCGGCGTAACGCTGGCGTATGACGCCACCAGCGGCACCTGGGCGCGATGGACTAGCCTGACTGCGCGCGCGCCAGCGTCATGCACTATTGCGCAAACTGGCGGCGTGGCGACGATCACATGGACGGCGCACGGACGGTCAGACGGCGATCCTGTCGTGATCTCCGGGGCCGATCAGAGTGCCTACAACGGGCTGCAGCAGGTGCGATACATGACCGCCAACACGCTCGCGTTTGACGTGCCAGCAGCCACGACAAGCCCCGCTACGGGGACGATTGTCGCCACTGGCTACGACGAGAGCTATTTCAAATATTCGCGCTATGTGGCCGCGTCAGGGCGTGATCTGGTGTTGCACGAAACGACCGGCGAACTGTGCGAAATCTCCGCAGACGAGACGCTAGACAACGGGGCGCCGATCTTCTTCCGCGCGCGCACCGGCAAGCTTGACAACGGCGACGAGCAGCCGAAATCGCTGGCATCGCTGCGCGTCGTCGGACTCAAGCAGGGCGGCACTGCAATGGTGCGGTGGTCCGATGACGACTACGTGACGAACTCCAAGTGCAGGCCTTCGGATCTCGGCGCCGAGAATGCACGGCTGCGTCGGTGCGGGTCGTTTCGCCGGAGAAGCTTTGAACTGATGCACGTCGGCGAATCTGCTGTGCAGGTGGCCGCGCTCGAATTAGACTAGGGGACAGACATGGCAGGCGAATCCGGGTATTACGCATGGCAGCAAAAGCAGTCGTTGATGGGAAACCCTTTGAGGGGCACCCCTGGCGCGGATGAATGGGCTAAACAAAACGGCTATCAACTGCAGACCGACGGCACCTACAAAAAAATGATCAACATCGGGGGAGCGGTGCAGATTTCCGTTATGACCCCCGGTGAAGTTGCGAACAAGTTCAAATCTCAACGCATGGCGCAGCAGGTATCGAATCCGGCGACCATCGGCGGCAATACCGATTACGTCGGGCAACTGAAGGCGCTGCTCGGCGAGCGACAGCAGTCAGGCGGCGCCAGCACTGTGCCGCTGACAAATCCGTATGAGCAGCGCCTGCAGGAGCTGATGAGCAACCCGGATGCGATAGCGAATACGAACGCTTATCGTTTCCGGTTCAATGAGGGCCAGCAGGCGCTTGAACGTTCGGCGGCAGCCAAGGGCATGCTGCGCAGCGGCAACACGCTCGCGGCGCTGACGAACTATGGCCAAGGCGCAGCCAGTCAGGAATACGGCAACGAGATCAGCAGGCTCGGCGCGCTGACCGGGCAGCAGAACCAATACAACTTGGGCCGCATGGGGCTTGCCAATCAGGAGCAGTCCAATGCCGCGTCAGACTGGCAGAATCGTACAGGAACGGCGCTTAGTGCGCTGATAGCAGGCAACCGGGACAAGCTGGCAACGAACGAACTGGCGGCCACCAATGCCGTGCGAACGGGATACCTTAACCCGGGGAGAACGAGCACATGGTAGAAGTGATGCCAGAGGATCGCATTGCACGCCTGATGACGATTCGTGATCTCGTGTCGGCAGGGCAACAGGCGCCAGCAGGACCCGCATTGCCGGACAACACGCTGCGCAACAACGACACCGGGGCAACCTACTCGTTCCAGTCTCAGGATCCTGGCGCATCGTATCAGGCAGACTATGCCAATCCAATCGAGATTGCCGGGTATGGCCGTGGGTATCGCATCAAAGGCGATCCGCTGGCAGCGATCATCAACGGTAAGCGCGTGGATTTTGGCGTGGATGGCGCAGCGAGTCGGCAGAGACAGTTGGAAAACCTCAAGCTGATGGCTGCTCAGCAAGTCATCCAATCTGGCGCGCTCGACATCCAGGAGAAGCAGCGAGCGGCACAAATGGGCAAGCGTCCGTCATTGCCGCCGGGGTATGCGTGGTCTGAAGATGGCACGCGGGCCGTGCAGATTCCTGGGCTTGAGGATGTCGCCAAGCCGCTGACGGAAGGTCAAGGCAAGGCGGCGGCGTTCGGTTTGCGGTCAGAAGAGGCCGACAAGATCATCAACAGCATTGGCAGAGACGGCGCCGTGCAGCCGGGAATGATCAAGCGTATGGGAGAGGCGGTGCCGTTTGTCGGCGGCGCGCTTGGTACGGCACTGAATTTCACGCAATCGCCCGAACAGCAGCAAATCGAGCAGGCGCAGCGCAATTTCATCAACGCCGTCCTGAGGCGCGAGTCTGGCGCGGTGATCTCTCCGGAAGAATTCGACAACGCGCGCAAGCAGTACTTCCCGCAGCCTGGCGACGCGCCTGAATCCATCGCGCAAAAGAATGCCAACCGGCAGCAGACCATTGCCGGACTGCGCACCGAGGCAGGATCAAAAGCCATGTCACAGGCGCAGACCGAGCTTGCCGCGCGCCAGACGGTGTCTGAGCTTGATCGCATGCCCAAAGCCTCAGATCATCCCGGCAAGTATCTGACCATGCCTGATGGTCGCGTGCTGCAATCTGTTGGTGGGAAATGGGTTATGGGGGGCAACTGATGCCGAAATTCATCCTCTCCGACGAGCCGCCGCAGCAATCAGTGCCGGGACGCTTTGTGCTGTCCGATGCGCCTCCTGCAGCCGACAACCGAAACCTGCTGGAAAAGGCGGCGCAGTGGGCGTCAGACACGTTCGGCGCTAACGGCAACCTTCGAGGGTCGGCAATTGGCGGTGTTATGCAGGGCATGGCCGATCCTGTCGCGGGACTGGTGCAGATGGGCGCAAACCTTCCAGGCGTCCAGTCGCTGGTCGGCGATTCGGTAAATGCTGGCATCGCCGGCAACGAGGCGCAATACGAGGCGGCACGACAGGCAGCAGGGCGCAGCGGATTTGATGCTGCTCGCCTCGTCGGTAACGTCGCGGCGCCGTCAAACGTGATCGCTGCTGCGCGCGTGCCGATGGCGGCTACACGTGTCGGGCAAGGATTTGCTGGCGCTGCTGCTGGCGCGGTCGGTGCCGCGCTTGTGCCGGAAAAAGACGCTCAGGATTTTTGGTCCAAGAAACTGCAAGAGGGTGCCGTTGGCGGTCTTGCTGGCGCCGTACTGGCGCCAGTCGCTGGCGCTGTGGGACAGAAGGTGTCGCAGATGTGGAACGGTCGCGGCACGCCACCGCCGCCTACCGGCACACCTCCAGGCGGATGGGGCCCGGCTATCCAAGTTCCTCCAGGGTCACATGCCGCTGACGCAGCCATTGCGCAGGCAGCAGCAGAGGCGGGCCAGACGATTGACGAGATTCCTCAATCCGTGCTGTATCAGTTGCGCTCGCAGGCAGAGCATGCGCTGGCGAACAATACGACAATCGACACTTCGGCGGCGCTGCGCAAGGCGGACTTCGAGGCGCTTGGACTGCAGCCGCTACTCGGTCAGATCACGCGCGATCCGATGCAGTTTGCACGCGAGCGGAATTTGCGCGGCATTGCCGGGGTCGGAGAGCCGATAGCGGCGCGACTGAGCGGGCAGACTGAGGGACTGAATCGTGCACTTGGCGGGTTTGCGCAGAATGCAGATGAGGCATACGGCGCGGGCGCTAGACTGGCCAAAGATCTCGGCGCGTTTGACGCACGGGCAAAGGGTGCCGTAGATCAGGCATACAATGCCGCTCGCAACGAGTCAGGGCGCTACGTCGATCTGGATCATGTCGGATTCGTCAAGGCGGCAAACGACGCGCTTGACGCCGGCCAGCTTGGGCATTACCTGCCCGCGCAAATCCGCAACCTGCTGAACGACGTATCTGCCGGCACGGTGCCGCTGAACGTCAATACGGCCGTGCAGATTGACAGCGTGCTGTCTGCCGCTGCTCGCGGCGCGCAGCCTGCCGAACGCATGGCTATCAATCAGGTTCGCAATGCACTGCAAGGCGCACAGCCTGCGTCGTCTGAGGGCACTGCTGCGTTGGCGTCGTTTGATGCAGCCAGACAGCTGGCTGCAGAGCGATTTGGCCTGCACCGAGCGATTCCAGCGCTCAAAGCGGCAGCAGACGGAACGGTTCCGCCAGACGACTTTGTGAAAAAGTTTGTGCTCAACGGCGACGTCAAAGAACTGCGCGCGATGGCGGACTTGCTCAAGAAAGAGGCGCCAGAATCCTACAATCAAGCGCGCCAGCAGATCGGCGCAGA